CACGAATCAATCATTTGGTTGAGCGTCGCCAGCGCGTCTTCAGAAGTAGCGGCCGAAGGCACTTCAGCCTCGGCTAGTTGGCCTATTAGGCGCAGCGCCCCATTTATCTGATCGCCGGCTGTGGTGCTCATGGCTACTCCGAAGTTTTACGTTTACGTTTTAGCGCGTTTACCGGCTCCGCATCTTCAGGCGTATCCAAAGTATATCGCACCCAACCATTTTTTTCATCATATTCCGCTTCGATTTCCATCGTAGCGATTTTAGTGCCGTGAACGGGATGTTTTAGGTATATGTTCATGTGTAGTTGGGGGCCTAAGCCCCCACCTTATTAGGCTACTTTAGCGTACTGCCATTTTGTACCATCGGACATAAACAAATAGCCAACGCCGGTGGCGTTGCTAGTAATGCCGATAGAACCCGCTGGAAGCGACGTTGTGGTGCTGTTGGCGGTGATAGCCGTCGTCAGCGCTACAAATTGTTGCCCATTGTCAAACGTGATGCTGCTTAGTTGGGGGTCAGCAAATGCTACACCCACTGGTTTACTATTGGCCATGATTGCTCCTTGAAAGCAGGGGGCCGAAGCCCCCGACTTATTAGCCTGCTACGCGGTAGAAAACGTAGGTCGAAGCGGCGGTCTTGCGAACGCGCCACTGGCAAGATGCACCAGCAGCAACGGCAGCAGCACCAACCAACGTGCAACCTGTGTTAGCTGTAACAGTAGCAGCGTTTGTGCCGCCAATGTTAATGACAAAAAAGTCAAAACAGCTATTTGTTTTCATGCTTGGAAAAGCTGAGTCTAGGTCTGTGCCGAGAGGAACAGTTAGAGCCGCAGCCGCGCCGGTATACGTAATAATACCGGTTGCCAATTCAGCAGCAGTCAGAGTAGCTGCGGCTGTCTTAGCGGTTGGAGCCACTTGCGTGACCATGTTGATTTCGTTTTCGTTGCCATCACCAAACTGATAGCCACCAGCGCCATTAGGAAGTGCCATGATAAATATCCTTAAAAAAAGTTACAAATGGGGGCCGAAGCCCCCATCGGTTTAGCCCCACAAACGAACTGCGGTGACGGGACGGATGGCAGCGTAGCCATACAGCACGTCAATACGGCAAGGCATACGGTCGTTGTTGATGTCGTACTGACGTACGATACGCAACGAAATACCGTTGTGGACTTGGCGGCTAGCCATGTCAACGCCCTGTGGCAACAACAAGTCAGCCGTAGCAAAGCTAATGGCATCTTTGTGGTAGACCAAGTTCTGTGGGTAAGAAGTCAGAGCCGAACCCAACATCGTTACAGCAGCGGTAGCAACAGGGAACGCGTCCACAGTGGCCAAAGCGTTTGATGCGGTGTAGAGCGCTGGGCTGATGTTCAGCGTAGCGGTCGAAGAACCAGTGGCCACAGCAGTTACGGTGAACTGTTGGAGGCTGCCGGTCGATTGACGTGTCTGTGGGTTGACAGCGTAGACACCAGCGATGGTGAAGACGTCGCCCACGTTCCAGACTTTGCTCGAACCAGTAAAGCTAATGCCCAGAGTCGATTGGCCTTGGGTCGTTACGGTCGAAGTGACAGTAATCGATGTGCCCCAATCGCCGTTCGTGTGGCTGGAGATAGACTGCGACATGTTGATCTCGTCCAGACCCAAAATGCCTTCGCCCATCATGCCGTTCTTGAACTGGCGGCTGATAGTGCCGGTTGGGTTAAACAAGCCTTTCATGCCTTCAACCAAGCCTGCGTTAGCGGCTGGGTTAACAGTCGCGTAGCGTGGGCTCATAGGTGTGGCAAACTCGTTGAGCTTTTGGTTAGCTTGGAGCAGAACCAAAGAAGTCGAAGGCGTAGTACCTGGGGTGCCTACCGAGTTGTAGATGCCTTTGTACGAAGTTGCAACGTCGGCGTCAACCGAAGATGCAAGCTGCGATACGCGAGGCTTCAAAACACGCTCTGCGAAGTCGTCCAATTGCATTGTCAATTCGGCAGACGTGAAGTTCACGCCGATATGCTTTTGGCTGGACACGGTCAGCGTTGTGTACTGTTCGTTGTCGTCCTGAACTTGCAGGGCGGCACCGTCAGTCACCAGCGCGCGATCGGGCAGGCGGATACGGAGAGTTGAACCAATCTTGGCGCCTTCAACAGCGAAGGAGTCGTCGTATTGGCGGTTTACGTTACGTGTGAGCACCAGGTTGTTCTCGAGGATTTCGAGCGACTTGCGGGTGATCATGTCAATGGTCAATAAGCTATTTGACATGGCAGTTCCTTTAAAAAAGTAAATTAGCGGTTACGTAGCGCTTCCTGCTTTTTAATCTGTCGCTGTCTTTCAGCTTCGATCCATTCCGAGGTGCTCATCGACTTGATGGAGCGTGGGTCGGTTGTATCGTAGGAGGAGCCTCCCGTGCTTCTAGCAGTGACCGGACTAATAGGCGTTGGCGCCGATGAGGTCTTTTTTGCGGGAGGATCAGCTGCCAATTTGGCTTCGAGCTTCCCAATTTCTTTGGCTTGTAAGAATGGCGAAAGCTTGGAAATCCGTTCGGCTTCTTTCGGATTTGCCCCTAAATGGTATGCCACGTCAGGACCAATTTCAGAAGCTTGAATGGTTTGAGCCATCACGTCAGTGATTGGAAGGTTGGGGTTGTAGGCGACTTGTTCAAAATCGTCATACTTTGACCGCGCTTCTTCTTCCTTGTCGTGGTAAGACTCTAAGATAGCAGACTGCTGCTTTTGTGCTTCGCGTGCCGCAAGCTTTTCCGCTGCTTTGTACTCGGCTACTGCTTCGATGTACTCTTCAGTGGAGGCAAAACCTTCCGGTACGGGTGGAGCACTTGGCTGTGGAGCTTGCGCTGCACGTTGCGCCTGTTCTCTTTCCCACTTACGTTGTTCTCTTGCAAGTCGTTTGCCGATCATTGCATCGATCTCAGCTTGAGTATATTTCTTTTCCTCTTGCTGCTCGGTTTGCTGTTCGGTTACTTCCGGCGCTGAAACTTCAGATACAGGTGCTGCCGTAGCGTCCTGTTCCGGCGCGGGTACTTCCGCTAAGGTTACTTCTTCTGACATTTGTGATTCCTTAGAATCCTCGGTCTAAC